CCGCTCGTCACACCCTGCGCCAACCGGCCGGGCGTGTAGGTGTAGCTCTTGATGTACCCTTGCGGCGTCGTGTTGACCCGCATCCAGCCGTTCGGGACGTAGTACACCTCGCGAGCCAGGCTGTACCCGTCTCGGGCGATCACCCAGTAGGCATTGCCGTCCACCTTCCAGGCGTCCGAGGTCGCGCCCCAGATTTGACGCCAGGAGTAATATGGGTTTGGCTTGTCCTTGAGGAACTGGTAGAGCGGGTGATCGTAGTTGGGCTCGTACTCGCCCTCTTCGTCCTCGGTGCCGACGCACAGCGAAGCCTGTGAGATGTTGTCGCGAATCCAGGCCAGGCAGACAGCGACGACGCTGTTCGTGTCGAGCCGGCCCGCCTCGCGCGCGTAGTCGAGTTTCGCACCGGGGGCGAAGGGGAAGTTGCCCGCACCGGGCAGATACCACGTGACGCCCGGCGCGTACGGCACCGGCGGCTGTCCGCTGGGCGTGCGCACGCGCCCGCCGATCACCGGCTTGATGGCCGCCTTGATGCCGTCCCAGAGGCTCAATTCACACCGTCTCGTTCATGGTGAGCCACCAGGGCAGGACGTAGAGCACGAGGGGAGCGATGGCCTGCTCCTGCATGTCGATATCGACCTCGGACCAGTAGCCCATGTCAGTCCCCCACCACGGCATGAAACGTGTCGACGTCCATGACCACGATCAGTTCCGCTTCCCGGCCTTGCGGGTGCTGCCGGATGGCGTCCCGCAAGTCGCCTACGGCGCGGCGTGTCGATTCGTGGACACAGGTCAGGCCCAGCGTCGGGCACGTCGCCTGGACGGCGCAGCCGTGCCCCTGGGCTACCGTGTCCAGTTCGATGCGCAGCCGCGTGAAGTGGCGGTCGCCGAACATCGCTTGCGCTTCGAGGATGCCGAGCGGCATCAATACGCCCTCATCTTCTTCAGCATGGGGAACCGGGCATACAGCCCGCCGCGTAGCGCGTCGATCAGGTCTTCCGCCGGGTGCTGCGGGTCGGCCGGGTAATCCATCCACTGTTCCGCACGCTTCGCCCGGCGGTAGCTCAGGAAGGCGTTGATCAGCGATTTGCACCGCGGGTGGATCGTCAGCAGCGGCACGCCACCGATGGGGTTCAGGCGCCGCTCCACGTTCTCCAGGCTGTCGGCCACGCTGGGGTTGGTGGCGGCCCACGGGATCAGCGGAAGCCCTGCCTTGCGATAGACGTCGAGTACAGTCGGGCCGATCGGGTTGCGAGCGCCGCCAGCCGGGTCGCAATAGCCCTTCGCAAGAGGGCGGCCTTCCAGGGTTGCCGTGATCCGCGCCGCGTTCTCCTCAGCGGTCAGTCCTTCGGACAGGTAGTCGGCAAAGACGGTGACACGCTCGCCGTTGCACTGGAAGGCGACGGCTCCCGTGTGTACACCGGGGTCCACTCCAAGGTAGACGGGCAGATGCGGATCGTAATCTGCCGCTTCTGTGACGTGCTTGGCGGGGTCGAAGGAGTCGAACCAGAGCCCCTCTCCGACTGCCCAGAGACCAAGCCGAAGCCGCTGTCGTCGGGTTCCGGTGAGCTTGTCGAGGGCGTCAAGGTACTGCCTCCCCGCGTCGGTCCAGCCCTGCCCGTCGTACATGACGGGGTTGGCCTCGTGGAGCGTCTCCCAGAGCGTGGTTCGCCCCGCGTCGCATCGGGCCTTCAACCAGTGATTCGGATGGCCCGGGTTGGTGTCGCCGATCAGGTAGCCGAGTTTGGTGCTGCGGCCCGGCCGATTCATGCGGGACAGCAGCGTTTCCCAGCTGTCTTCCGTCGCCTCGATGCTCTCGTTGAGGAAGACGAAATCCCATTCCGTCGACAGGATCTTGGACGCCTTGTCGAGCCCGCCCAGGACGATCTCGGAGCCGCTCGGGTAGCGATAGTGGCTACGGTACTTGCGTTGCACCCCGATCGCCATTGCTTCCATCTTGTCGAGCGGGAGGATGCCTTGCTCGTACGTGACCAGCACCGACTCGGACAGGCTGGCCCGCTCCTGCCGCACGATCAGGACACGCAAGCCATCGTTGTCCCGGCACAGGCAGTGCAAGAACCTCAGCAGCCCGAACGTCTTGCCCGTACCGGCAGGCCCGCAGACGAGCAAGTCACGCGGGAGCGTGCCCGTCTTCAACGCCCGCCACAGCCGGATGTCCACCCGTTCCCACGAATCTCTCATCCACGTCGGGTATCCGGTGATGGTGGCCGGTGAGGCTCGCGGCCTGGAGGGCCTCCTTGTTCAGTTCGTACAGGGCTCGCACGTCGGCCAGGATCGCCCGCAGTTCCGCCGGCATCCTCGGGTCGAGGCTGTCCCGTGCCGCTTCCCACCGCTCGTACAGGTCGGCATAGATCTGTTGGAGAAGGGTCAGTTGCCGGCCCCGTTCGGCCATCGCGTAGCGGTCGAGGACAAGTTCCTTCGCCAGCCGGCGGTTCTGGCTGAGGAGGTAATAGCGGACCTCCTGATACGGCCCCTTGACCTCAGCGGCGATCTTCGCGACGGACCATCCCCGCGCCTGCAGGGCGGACGCCTGTTTTCGCTGCTCGTCGGTCAGCATTCACGGTGATTTCGGTGTATCGGGCTCGGAGATCAAGATGCGGTCCACGCGGTCCTGGTAGTGGACCCACCGGCCGTCACGCCAAACGTATTTGAACGTCGTCACGGGCTCGCCGAAGCGGATCGGATCCGGCGAGGGCACGATCAACTCCATGCTCGCCCCCGGCGTGATCGTGGCCACGCTCACACGCGGGCAATCATCGGGGCGAAGTCGGACGAAAGGTGACTGTTGATCGTCGCTCATAGCTGCTTGCCCGTGTCTTGCTTGATCGGCGAGTGATCCGGCCCCAGCCCGTGACAGCCTGGCGTGCCGTCTGCGTTGGGGGCGAGGCATGGCGGGTTGGCCAGACGGTGCTCGATGTCCGCCCGCATGCGAGTCAGGATCGCCTCGAATTGTTCGACGCCGGGGCAAGTCTTGCACCGCCCGTCGATCGCTTCCAGGCTCGTGCCGGACTCCGCGGCCTCCTTGCGGAGCCGGATCTCTAGTTCGACATCCTTGATGCGTTCGGCTCGCCTTGCCTCACAGAGCCGGGCATAGACGACGGTGCCGGACGTGACCAGCACGCCCAGCGCGCCCACCACGGCCGTCACGGTGCCGACGCCCTGCGTCTGTACCCAGTTGGTCATCGCGCCGACGCCCCACAAGGCCCAGGATGCAAGGCCAGCGGCGACGGCCTGGTGATTTGTCATTTCATCGGAATCCATGTCGCCGCCGCCCCCAAATCGCGGTCTGGAGGTTGCGGTCTGGTGCCCCCGTCAGGATTCGCGGTCCTGGCGGGGGCTTTTTCGTTGCCCGCTCAGGGCGTGACCGGCTGCACGGGCGCCGGCGGGTCGCCCACGGTCACGATGACTCGGCCATCGCCCGCCGCGTCGATCGTGACCACCTTCGGGCCGTCGAACGTCGTGGCGCCGTGATACTTGGCGCCGGGCTCGATCACCACGGACGTGCCCTTGGGCTCGCCTGGAAGGTCAGGAGTCGCCGTCACGATCAGCACGTCGCCTCCCGCACAGTTGCCGGCCCGCCAGGATATCCTGGATCACGGATCGCGGGAGCCGGAACGCCTTGGCGAGCATGCGTTGAGTGAGCCCGCGATCCGCCGCGGCCTTGATCGCGGCGTTCCTCAGCATCCTCACCCGTTGCTTCGGGGTCGGCCCCGTGTGTCGCCCCGATGACACCGGGCGTTGTCGCGGGGTCGCGTCGATCACCTCGGGGTCGATCGTGGCCCATCTGGGATCGTCGTACTGCCCATCGGCGATCCGGCCACGAGCGTGGCGGATCATAGTCGGCTACACCGTTCCATCATCGCGATCCGTGCCACCAGTTCGCGGGCCTCACGCTCCGCGGCGAGTTCCTCGGCCACGGCCGCGAGTTGCAGAGCGTAGACGGTGTTCCTGTGCGGTGAGCGCCGCACAGAATCGGCAGCCTTGTGGATGCGTTCGGCTGGCCAGTCGTGCAGGTCGATCGGATGAATCGGCATCGGAGGGGCCTCCCTCATCGAGCCAGGCTGGGGCCAGCACGAGAGCCAGCCCCAGCAGAGCGAACAGGGTCCAGAGTAGGCGGGTCACGGCGCGGCGGGCTGCAAGGCTCGCTCTCGCACCCGCACCTGCAAGAGTTCATCCAGATCACCATCGAGCACGGAGCGGGGATTTCCCTGCCATCCGGTCTCGTGATCGACGACGCGAGCCTGTCCGCACAGGTTGTAGGTCCGCATTTGATTGCCAAAACTGGCCCTCGGCCTCAGTCGCCAGGACTCCTTGGCGGAAACGCCCTGCGAGATCAGCCAAAGCCCAAGAATCTTCTCTTCGAGCCGCTCCAACGCAATCGCCTCGTTGGCATGCTGCGAGCGATCCGAGCGGGACTCAGCGGACACGCCGGTTGGTTCGTGCGTCAGCCTAACGGCACTCTCGGTTTTGTTCTGATGCTGGCCGCCCGGTCCACCGGCTCGCATCACGTCCCGGCGGATCTCCGAAGCCGGAATGACGAGCTTCGGCTTTCCGTTCGGCCCCTTGACGATCTTGATGGCCACGACTCGCCCCGCTTTCCGCCATGATGGCACCCCACGGACACAGCAGTCCGCGAGACGTTCACGGCGCGGGCGGCTCGGCCGGCGGGAGCGTGGTCGGGTCTTTCGGGTCGATGGCCCGGATGCCAGCGATGAGCGAATCCATCGCCGTGGTGGCGCCGTCGATCTTCGCCTTGAGCGTGGCCGTTTCCTCGTCGGTCAGGCCACCGGCAGCAAGCTGGGCGTTGAGGTCGGCCACGGTCGTCTGCAGCGTGACCACCTGTGCCTTGAGGTCGGTCACGACCTCGAGCACATGGGCCTGCGTGGCCTGCTGTGCGGCGACTGCCTCGGCCTGCTTGGCATCGAGAGCGGCGAGGGCGGTGCTGAGTTCGTCGAATCGCTGACCCATGCTGAAAAGTCCCTTCAACGTGTCTCGGATCAACCCCAGGGCGTTGGGGCCAATGTCATAGGTAATGGTGCGGTCAAACATGCGAGCCCCGGTAGATGGATCACCCCCCTTCACGGGTCGATTGCCCAGGTGAGAGTGAAGATCAGCCCAGCCCACAGGATGAGCATGATGAGCCAGCAGGCGTCAGGCGATGTCACCGTCGCCAGAGCCAGCCGAACGGGATGGCGATGATCAGCATCGGTACCAGCAGCACGAACGCCCACCACGGCCAGGACGTGCCGTCCGCGTAGCGGCCGACGTACGCGGTGCTGTCGGTGATGGGCTTGGTCACTGTGCCTTGGCCTCGGCCATCTCGACGACCACGGGCGGCGATGGCGGCGGCGTGAACGCAGCGGCCACGTCCTCGACGTGCAGGCAATCCGACAGCGTGACATATGGATCATTGGTCGTCACGACAGCCAATCGGCCGTTGCACGCCTGGGATTGCGGTTGGAGGCTGTGCAGAAGCCCGACTTGAGGTGTTCCGAATTTCGGCAGGTGGATCACCTGATCGCCCGCCTTCGCTTCGCGGCCATTCTTGTAGTGCATGCTACTTTCCTTTGGGATGCCCCTCGTCGTCACGCGGCTCGGGTTGCGGCCAGAACAGGTGGCCCGCCAGGATGCCCACGGCAAAGGCGATGATCTGGTATCTGCGGGATCGAGTGAGCACGAGATAGGAGATGGTTGCTTCCCAGCCGCCCCGGCAGTACATGACCGCATCGAACACGATCGAGACGACGACGACGGTCAGCACGTAGGCCAGCGTCACGCGGCTTACTTGCTGTCCGTGCCGAAACCCGTGCTCGTGCCGCCCGGTGCCGGCGGCGGGGTCGGCGTGACTAGCAGTCTGTTGGCCTCTTTGTTCGCCTTCGCCGCTTCGAGCGCGGCAAAGGCCGGATCGACCGGCACGGGCTGAGGCGGTGGCGGTGGCGGTGCGGGAGGCGACGGCGGTGCCACGTAGACCTCCATGCCGCTCTGCGCCAGCACGGGCACGGTGGCCGGGATGGCGGCGCCTGCCAGCCTGGACGCCAGAGCCAGGGCATCGAGGCTCGACAGCGTGTATGCCATGCCCTTGCCGGTCGGGGCCGTGATCGTCAGCCTCACCAGCGAGCCGGCGGGGATGACGGTGATCGTGTAGGCGGCGGCCATGCTATGCGGCCCTCGTGACGATCGGGCACACGGCGTCGTCGGGCACCATGCGCGAGCCCTGGATCTCGCCGAATCCCTGATCGCCCCACGTCACGTCCCAACTGTTCGCGATGATCAAGGTAGGCTGTCCGTCCCGCCATCCGAGGTCCACGGCGCAGACCTCGTGAGACCACCAGTTGTATCCCACGGGCACCGGATGGCCGCGGAGGATCAGGCTCACGAGCTGGTCGAGGTTGCGATCCTCGCAAGCGATCCAACGAGGCACACGGTACTTGGCGGCGGCTGCCCAGGTCGCGGGCTTGTCGTAAGACCGGCTGATCGTGTTCGCGGGCCAGACGTCTTGCGGTGCGACACCCACGTCCGAGATCCGCTGCAGAGCGTCACGGCCCCAGCCGCCGACGTTGCGGTAGTTGGTCAACGGTGCGGCCACGCTCGCCGGGCTCAATCGCACGGGCCGCTGGCCCTGGATCGCACGGGCAACCATCGTGGCGTAGGTCGGGGCGTTGGCCCAACAGTAGTTCGTCTGCTGCTGATTGAGGACCGTGATCCCCAGGTCCGTCAGGAGCCGCTTCAAGCCGATACCGAGGGTCTGCCGCTCCTGGATGCGGGCTTGCCACTCCGAGCGAGGCACGAGCCAGGTAGCCGGGAACGTGTCGGCCGCCGCTGCCAGTTCGCTCGGGGCGCGGCCTTCGAGTTCGCGGCCACGCCCGTATTGCTTCGGGAACAGCACGTCGTTGGGGGTCGTGTCATTGATGAGCACGGCTCAACCCCCGTTGATGGACTTGAGCTTGGCAAGGAAGTCATTCGGCGTGGCCGGTAGCGGCGTCTGCCGCACCTTGCCGGCGGCATCGAACACGTAGACCTTCGGCAAGCCACCGGCCTGCACGTCAGCCTTCACCGTGTCCCACGCGGCCCGCCAGTCTGCCGATTCGTCGCTCGTGTCGATGTCGGCCGTCCAGAAGCGATAAGCCGGGCGGCCGTCGTCGGACTTGTCGCACGCCGCGTCCAGCCACTTGCGGACATCGCTCGACAGCGAGATTGCCGTCTGGCCTGCTGGCAGGGCAGCGAGCGGGTCGAACACCACCATCACGCGGCTGACCTTGACTTGCGGCGTGGGTGTCGGCGTCGGCGTCGGGCTTGGCGGTACAGGTGTGGGTGTCGGTGTCGGCTGGGGTTGCGGAGCCGGCCCGTTGAGGTCCACCACGATCCGGCCTGGCGTGAGCGTCACCACGGCCGAGGGCGGGAGCGTGAGCACGTACTGCCCGGTAGGAGCCAGGCCCATGAGCGGCGTCGGGGCATCGCCCACTACCCCGACGCTCGCCGATGGTCGCCCCGTGACCGCGGTCGGTACTGCTGGCCGCGTCGCGTCCTGCCCCAGCGATGGGCAGACCAGCGCCAGGAAGGCCAGTACAGCGAGCGTGCGGCGCATCAGATGCTCGGAATGGGACCGGGCGTCGGAGTGGGCACGGGGCCGGGCGGCACTGGTGTAGGCGTCGGCGTGGGCACAACCGGCGTGAACGCGGCGATGAGCGCCTTGATTGCCGCCAGCAGTTGAGGCCCGTACTGGATCACTGCATTGACCACGGCCAGGATGGTCCCGATGGGCACGGCAGAGACCGGAACGGCCACCGTGTAATAGCCCGGCGCTTCGGCTGCAGGGCCGTCGTACGAGCGATTGAGGATGTAGGCTCGGTCCTGCATGCGTTGCTCTCGTGTAAGAAACCCGGCCCCCCTGCGGGCGTGGATCACAGGAGGGCCGGGCGGCACCATCGGACGGCGTTCGCGGGTGGTGATGTATTGTGGCCCAGACGTCGCCCCAGTGGATCGAACCGGAGATCTTCTGGGCCTTGCCGCCAGACCGGCAAGGCTGGCGGCGTGCTCTCTCGTGTAGTCACCCGGCGGCGGCGGGGAGTGTCGCCGCACCGGGCCACCCAGACGCGGCGTCTTGGGGGTGGTTGCGTTGTTCGTGTGCGCGCCTGGCCTCGGCAACGATCTGGTGGACCCGCCGCTCGGAGATGCCCAGCCGACGTGCGATGTCGACCTTGGGCACGCAAGCGGCCACCATTTCGAGGACGCGGCGGCGCGTCGATCGCTTCCATTTGGCGGTGGCGTGCATAGGCTCTCTACTTACTTAGGGCATAATTCAAATGTACACTGAAGCAATTCCCGCGTAACCTCTGTGCCCGTAGGGAGTAGAAAATATTTCTTCACTGAAGGTCTTACCTAGATTAACATATAGCATAGAGACTTCAAGCATGCACCGGCGAGGGCTCTTGCGATGCCGCGAGGACGTCCGACGACACCGCGTGAGATCCCGTTCACGGACCTCCACCGCGACGGCATGCGGTGGGCTCAATCGCTGCCCGATCGGGTGCAGGAGCCGGTGTTGCTGCTGGCGGGTTGCCACCCGTGGGGCGAGGCCGAGGCCCACTACCAGCCTGGGCAGACGTGCCCGGTGTGCGGCGGGCTGATCGAGGATGGGTCGGATACCCTCTGCCTCGTGTGCTCCGACTGGGGCCGGCTACGCGGCACCCACCCGGCCCAAGCCCCGCCGGGCCAGCAGTACCCCGATGACGGCCTGGCCGGCGGTGTCGGCCGACGTCGGGCGAAGATCGTTAGCGCGGCTAAGTAGCATGGATGCACTATAGGGTATATACAGACACTACTACTATTTGAAGGATGGTAGTAGTAGTCGGGCTCGGCTGGGCCGGCTGGCCGAGGCCCTGGGCGTGCCGGTGACGGATCTCGTGCCGGCGCGGGGCCGGCGGGAAGGGAGGGCGTAATGGAACATCCTGTATGCGGCACTTGCGCTTATTGGGTCGAAAGCGCAGATGACGTCGAAAAAGGATTCTGCATTAGACATGCGCCTCAGCCATTCGTGCACGGCCCCCGCGATGCACCCGAGGACCCGTACTCTTACACCGCACGCCCTTCCTGGCCGGAAACGCACACGGAAGACGCTTGCGGCGAGCACCCCGATTTCCCGGCCTGGATCGAGCACCGGCGGCAGGCTGACGGCGCACCCGTTGCAGCCGACGTGCCGAAACCCACGCAAGACGCGCTCTCTTATCGTGCCTACGACGGCTGCTGCCGGATCGCCGCCAGCACCTCCTCGGGGCGAAACCGTAGAGCCCCGCCCGGCCGATAGCACGGAATCTTGCCCTCGCGAGCCAGGGCGTACACCTGCGAGCGAGACAGGAGCAGCAGGGCGGCGATCGCGTTGGCGGTGACGAGCGGGTCAGTGCTCACGGGTTCGCCTCGAAGAATGCTTGCGCGAAGCCTGCTGGCGTCTGGCTGCGATCGTTCTTGGCGCGGCTCGACATTCGGTGCATCTTGCTGCCCAAATGCGGTGCCACGGGATTGCGAGCGGCTACCGAGACCAATGGGACCGGCGGGGTGAAGTGACCCCAGAGGCAGGTGCGCTTCGTCCACGGGTCGCCGAACTCGCACGGGTCGAAGATGTAGGCGGGCGGGCCGAGGTAATCCTTCAGCCTGCCCACGGGGTTTTCCAGCACCCACCACAACGGGCGGTAGATGGCCACGGCGCGGAGGCAGGCGTCGACCACGGCCAGGCCGTCGAGCAACGCAGCCTCACCCTTACCTGCCCACCACCGGGCACCGCTCGCGGCGAAGTGCGTGCAGGGCGGCGCGGCGAGGATGCCATGTACGGGGACCGGCTGATGCCTGAGCAATCGCACGTCCTCGCCGCGTTGCAAATCGACCTGCATCACGTCGTACCCGGCCTCCCTGTACGGTCGCGACCACTCGCCGCTATAGTCGCACAGGCTGAGGACCAGGCCGGCGGGGCAGGCCCGGCGACGGCGGGGCGGGGCATCGGCGGTGACGAGCGGGTCGGGGGTCACGGCGTGCGGCCCTCCTGGGGTGCGTCCAGACGTTTGCACAGATCCTCGATCCGCTCAACGCTGATCGCCGTGGCTTCGCCCATCGCAATTTTGCGGATCGCGGTCCATTTATGCGTGACGCGAGGTTGCCAACCCATGAGTTTGCAAAGTCGCTCACAGGCACATTCGAGCCGTTGATGCGGATCATCGGTTTTGCTCACGGCGTGCGGCCCTCCTCCCCCGCGCCGGCGAGCCCGGCGGCGGTGCGGGCACGCTTGTACTCGGCGTTACAGGGTCCGCACCAATCGCCGTCCGCGACCCCGTGCGGGCAGATACAGGCGTCCCGCAGGGCCTTTGTATAGCCCTCCCAGACGGCGTGAGCGCACTCGATGCAGATGCACAGCGTTCCGCCGGCCTGATAGCCGACGGACCCGATCGTGGTGGCCGGGAGTTCGACCAAGAATCCGTCCGCGTCACTGCCTCCGAGCGCCCACGACGCGCCGCAAAGATGGCAGCGCACCGTGTCCTCGATGATGGCGTCGTCCCAGTCGTAGTCACTCACCATGCACCCCCTTCGGTTCCGCGCCGGCGAGCCCGGCGGCGGCACGGACGGCGGCCTCGCGGGTAGCAAAGACTCCAAGGTCACGAGACATTACGCACCATTTGCCGTCTCGCTGGCGGGCGACAGCATCGGGCGTCTCTTCTTCCCACACGTCAGCATCAGTTGCCGTGGGCCAAGCCATGATGAGATCATCCCGCTCCCGCTCCACCTTCGCCAGCCGCTCCCGCAGCGCGGCGATCTCGGCGGCCTGCTGGTCCTCGACTGGGCGGCGATTCCACGCGGCGGCGGCTTCGGTAGGGGTAGAGCGATGAACGGTGTCGCCGAAGCCGCATGCGTCGTCGCTGCACTCGGCCCGAGAGAACGTCTCGCTGCTCCTGTCCCACTCGCCCGTGACCATCACCGCCTCGGCCCCGCACTTCGGGCACGGCTTCAACTGCGGCTCCCCCGCCACCTCGGGCTCGGGCGTGGCCTGCTGCTGCTGGTCACTCACCTTGCACCTCCTCCCCCGCGTCGGCGAGCCCGGCGGCGGCGCGGACGGC